GATTCTTTAGGGGAAACCCTAACCTCCGTCTAGAAGGTGTCTAGCGATTTTTGAGATGACAAATGGAAAACACCAACCCACAAGGGAGTGAAAGCCTAAATGTAAACCAAGCCGCTTCAGCGTTTGAGAATCTGATGGGTGATGATGACGGAGCTAGCAACAGCCAAGCCGAAGGTCAAACAGAGGAATATCAAGCATCTGATGAAGCACAAGAGTACGAGGAGGAATCCGAGGAAATTGAACAACCTAAGCCAAGATTTAAAGTCAAGGCTGCTGGTGAGGAAATCGAGGTAGACCAAGATGAACTCATTAAAGGTTATCAGCAAGGTGTGGATTACACTAAAAAGTCTCAGGCTCTAGCTGAACAGCGTAAGGCATTAGATGCTGAACGCCAACATCTAGATCATGTGAAACAAGAGCGACAGGCTTATGCCCAGAAGTTGAAGGCTTTGGATAGCTTCCTAAGTCAGCAAAATCAGGGTGTGAACTTAGATGTTCTAAAGGAAACAGACCCCATTGGTTATGCCGTGGCGGTAGCTGAACAGAGTCAGCGTGAGAAGCAGTTAGCAGTAGTTAGGAATGAACAGCAACGCCTTGCCCAACAGCAACAAGCAGAGCAACAAGCCTCTTTGCAAAACCATCTCCGTCAAGAGTCTGAGAAGCTAGTGAGTCTGATTCCTGAGTTATCCAGCCCACAGGGTGATGCGGTTCGGAAACAAATCCGTGACTATGCGAAATCTGTTGGATGGACTGACCAAGAACTCAGTTCCGTATATGACTCTCGTGCTGTGGTTTCTTTGTATAAAGCAATGAAGTATGAGCAACTTCAAAAGAGCAAACCTGAGTTAACCAAGAAACTCCAGTCTGCTCCTAAGATGATGCGTTCTGGGACTTCAGCGCCTCCTACAAAGAACTCACAAGACAAACAGGTAATGCAAAGGTTGCGTGAAACTGGCAAAGTCCAAGACGCTGCTAAAGCATTTGAACGATTCTTTTAATTTTGGAGTTTTAAAATGGCTACATATCAAACCTATACCGCTATTGGTCAGCGTGAAGACCTCTCGGATGTTATCTATAACATCAGCCCCACCGACACCCCTTTCATGTCTTCTATCGGTAAGACTAAAGCAACTGCTGTTTACCATGAGTGGCAAACGGACTCACTTTCCGCAAGCGTTTTAACGAACTACGCAGTCGAAGGTGCGACAGCATCTGACGCTACCATGTCGCCTACTACCCGTGTTGGCAACCGCACTCAGATTGCTCAGAAAACTGTGAAGATTTCTGGCACTTTGCAAGCTGTTGACAAGGCTGGTCGTAAGTCTGAAAAGGCTTACCAGTTGGCTAAAGCCTCTGCTGAAATCAAGCGTGACATGGAAACAACCTTGTTGAGCAACCAGATCGCTTCTAATGGTGATTCTTCTACTGCTCGTAAATTGGGTGGTCTGCAAGCATGGTTGAACAGCAACTATGATGGCGGTACTTCTGGTGTTGCCGGTGACTTGGGTACTACTGCTCGTACCAATGGTACTAACCGCACTTTCACAGAAGACATCTTGAAGACTGTTATTAAAGAAGTTTACGCTTCTGGTGGCAATCCTAAAGTGTTGATGGTCAACCCTGCTCACAAGCAATTGGTATCAGCTTTTGCCGGCATCGCTGCACAGCGTTTTATGGCTCCTAGCAATACCCCCACCACTATCGTGGCGGCTGCAGATGTTTACCTGTCCGACTTCGGTACTGTGAGCGTGGTTCCCAACAGATTCATGACTTCTACCAACTCATGCGATGAGACAGCGTTTATCGTTGACCCAGACATGGCTGCTGTTGCTTACTTGCGTCCTTTCCAGACCAACGAGTTGGCTGTAACTGGCGACAATGAGTCTACACAACTGTTGGCTGAGTACACCTTGGAAGTTAAGAACCAAGCTGCTCATGGCATTTTGGCAGACCTCACTCCATAATACTCACATTGATGTGATACCAAATGCCTCAGAATTAAACCTCTGGGGCATTTTCTTTTCTAGGCAAACTGATAGAATTGCACTATGGAAAACTTTAGACAATCTGCTGTTCATGCTGATGGTGATGGTGGCATCATTATTCAAACTCGTCAGGATGTTTCTGACATTGTTGAGCAGAACAAAAAAGAATATAACTCGTATGACGAGAGAGCAAGATGGTCTGACCAACTGTTTGGCAATAAGGTAGCCTCTATCCCAATGACAGTCATTGATGACCTAAACAAAGCTGGCATCATGCGTGGTTTTGCTGTTCTTGATGACAAGCGTTTTGCTGCTTGGTTAAATGACCCAATGAATCGTGCATGGCGCACAAGAACAGGAGTGGTATGAGTTTCGCAACATACTCTGATTTAAAGACCTCGATTGCCAACTATTTGGCTCGGTCTGATCTGACTACTCAGATTCCCGACTTTATTACATTTGCTGAGAATCGTCTACGCAGAGAATTGCGTATTCGTCAGATGCTCAAGTCTGTAACGACATCGACAGTATCAGGTGACTCTACTGTTGAGCTACCTAGCGACTTTATAGAGATTCGTGATTTTGTCGCATTGACAAACCCTATCCAACCATTGAGTTACTCTAGTCCTTCAGCTTTGTCTAATGACCCAAGAGCATCAGAAGTAGGTGTTCCTAAGTCTTACACAATCTTGGCTAACGACTTCTTACTGTCGCCTCCTCCTGATGGTGTTTATACATTGAGGATGTTGTACTACGCTGCTCCTGCTTATCTATCGTCTAGCAATACAACCAATGTATTCTTGACAACAGCACCTGATGCTTTGCTCTATGCGGCATTGATTGAGGCAGAACCTTATTTAATGAACGATGCTCGGATTAACACATGGGGAACTATGTATGACCGAGCGATTTCCTCTCTTGCCAAGTCTGACGAAGAAGGTCAATACTCTGGCGTTCCTTTAGCAATGAAATTAACTCCAAGGTGAAACTATGGCTGAAATGAGCAATTTTTTGGAGAACTCGTTAATCAACGGGACTCTGCGTGGCACTACTTACACAGCACCAACAACTGTGTATTTGGCTCTCTACACTTCTGACCCAACAGACGCTGATACAGGTACTGAGGTATCTGGTACATCGTATGCTCGTCAGTCCATTACATTTGGTGCGCCTAGCAATGGTGCATCTACCAACTCAGCGGCTATTGAGTTTCCTCAAGCCGGTGGTTCATGGGGTACTGTTGCCTATATTGGTATTCGTGATGCTTCTACTGGTGGTAACTTGCTGTATCACACACCTTTGGATGCGTCTAAGACGATTGCAACTGGTGATGTGTTCCGTATTGCGGCTGGTTCGTTGAGCGTCACCTTGGCGTGAGATGGCTGATTTACTGCCTCCGTGGACGATTGACTCGCTAGACAATTTAAAGTCTAGCATTGATGACTTAACACTCACACTTGATAGTCCACTTTATACAACCTCAGTAACCCTCTGGGATGCTTATGCGTCTGTGAGCGCTTCTGCAACTGTTACAGCAGACGCTACTAGGGTTCAGTATGGTGGGGCGGCAGTAAATGGTACGGCAACAGTAACGGCTGATGCTGTTCGTGTTCAATACGCTAGTGCAAGCATTAGTTGTTCTGCAAGCGTTTCATGCGAAGGCATAAGGGTACAGAACGCAACAGTAGGAATTGACGCTGTAGCAATCGTTATATGCGATGCAATCAGGGTTCAGTTTGGTAGTGGAAGTATTACCGCTAGTGCAGAGGTTACTGCTGTTGGTGGCATTGTTAAGGATGGCGTAGCCTCAATAACTTGCTCTGCTACTGTGGTGGCTAATGGCGGTATTGTTGCTGAAGGTGTAGCCTCTATTACAGGAAACGCTACAGTAAGCGCCTCTGGTATCCGTGAGCAAAACGCCTCTGCAAGCATAGATGCTACTGCGACTGTAACGGCTGAAGCAATCTTAGTTAGAGATTCTGTAGCAAGCATTGAGGCTTTTGCTGATGTAACGGCTAATGCAATTGCTGATTACGCAGGTTCTGCTAGTGTTACTGGAACGGCTACGATTGTTGCTGATGGTCATATCCTTGGTGATAATTGGTCTAATATCGTATTTGATGACAATACATGGACACCAGTATCTGTTAACTCAAACACTTGGACACCAGTTTCAACTAACTCAAATACATGGACTGATGTTGCTGTAAACGACAACACTTGGGCAACTCAAGAATATGGAACTAACACATGGCTACGACAAAACTAACATTTGGTGAATGGATGCCTGACCAACCTAGCATCTCTGGTGCTTTGGT